GGAGCAGCACAGACTGACCAAGGTAAAATTGTTTTTAAATCTTCAAGTATATCTGAAATATCACTGTTTATATTTTTACCAATGAACTTAAAACTTTTGTCCTCATTGTTGGAATCCCATTTTTGATATACTGAAGGACTAATATGAGGTACCCATATCTTTATTTTCCCTGCTTTTTCAGGATCATTGTTCTGTACAACAATACCTAAATAGTTACCATAATACTTTTTGGTATTTTTAAAACTACTTGTCTTACTTGCGTTAATATATGATTCTTGAGGCATAATATTTTAGAAAGGCGCTACTGGTAAATTAGGGTCATTAAGTATTTCTTCTACTGTCCTACCACCTGTTATAACAGGGTCATCGTTAGTGTTTATCTGAGGAGGGACTATAGGTTGTATCCTTTTAAGCGGCTTAGGAGCAACTAATAAAGACTTCCATGTTTGATTATTCTGGCCTTTTATTTGTTTTACTGATTGAGTTTGTATAATCCTCTTGCTTTCTGCTAATGCTTCTGTTTTAAGTTTATCAAACTCTGCAGGATCTTCTTTCGCTTTCTTTTTTACATTATTAGATACACCAGATGCCCTTATTATGTTCTGTTGTACTGGTACAACTGGTGTAGTAATATTATTTACTTCTACTGATGGTAGATTCTCTTCCACATCAATAATAACCCCTTCTTCTTTGTTTTTATCAATAATGTTTTTTACTATATCTCTGTATTGCTGTACTTGACTAGGGGATGCAGGGGTTGCAGACGGGCATATTTTCTTTATACCTGACGCGATTTTTTGCTTATATAGAGCTACTTGCTGTATTTTAATTTTTTTATATGCTATTTTTCGAAGTTCACTATCAATTTTTGATTCTAATTTATTCTTTATCTTAGATAGTTCCCTATTTATAAAATCCTCAAAGAAAATAATTTTCTCTAATATCGGATTTTTATTTAATATATCTCTTATAGATTTATTCAAACAACCTACAATTTGAGCTTCTAAAGCAGTGGCCATGCTACCTATAGTATCTGTAACACTCTCTTTGAACTTAGCGCCTGCTGCTTTAAAAGTCTGACCGAGCTTAACTCCAGATAAATCCCCGAGTTTTTGATCCATTAAATTTTTAGGATCCGCTTTAACCAAACTTTTAACTTGACCTGGAGTAACTCTGTCAATAATATTCTGTGGGTTGAGTACTCGCTTAGCCGCTGTTGCTTGATCACTTACAAAATTATTAAAACTAAAAGCCATTAAAAATATTTAATCCTTGACATAATATCAGGAACCCATATAATATTAGTATGATTAAGGTATCTCATGAATCCCCTATAGCTTTATTGGAAAAATCGACGGAATATAATGATTATCAATACTGTTTGGTGCATCTGATGGAGGAACAACCACAATATGAAGAGTGGTTTATGGAGAAGTATAAAGCAATGCACCCAGATGGGGAAATCCTACTTGATAACTCTATTTTTGAGTTAGGTACTGCGTTTGATTCAGAAAAATACATCGATTGGGTAAGAAAAATTAAACCTAACTACTATATCGTACCAGATGTGCTTGAAGATGCAGAGGGAACTATGGAATCATGGGAAAATTTCACTAGCAAGTATGTTGGATGCCCTGAGAGCTTGAAAATAGGAGCTGTACAAGGTAAGACATGGAAAGAAATCGTCGAATGCTATAAGTTCATGTCAGATAAAGCTGATTATATCGCAATTAGTTTCGATTTTTCTTATTATCAAGCTACATCAAGTAGTGAGACTAGGTTACAAAGATACTCAGATGGGCGACAGCACTTAATAGAGAGATTAGCTCAAGAAGGTATATGGAATTATAAAAAACCTCATCATTTACTAGGAGCCAGTCTCGCGAGTGAATTTTCTTATTATGTAGGTAAATATAATATTCGAACAATTGATACTTCAAATCCAGTTGTTGCAGGGCTTTTAGGTTATAGGTACAATAATGATTTCGGTTTGACTCATAAACCTACTCAATTACTTGCGGACTTAATTACTGCAGAACCTAATGAAGATCAAATTGAAGATATTATATATAATACAAAAATGTTTAAACTCATTTTGAAACGTTATAGCTGATAAATAATGACCAGACAAAAGAATAAATGGATAGCATTCTTCTCTCAGACCGGGTCTGAGATAGTAGCAATTAGTCAAGCACTTGGTAGGTGGCCTGATTATATTGTAACTAACAGAATGAACGATGAGGATATTAATCCAGTTTTAATTAATAAAAGTAACTATAATACATCTGGAGAGGATGGAACTACATTAATTAGAATTCCAAAGTGGCCTAAAGAGGTAGATTATATGAATATTGCTGACTATATGGGATTTAGTATTCTTAATGAAAAATGGAAAGATAATGTTCTTGTAACTCTACATGGCTATCTACGTATTCTACCTCCAAGCTTCTGTGATAAAACAAGAATATATAACGGACACCCAGGATTAATAACAAAACATCCTGAGTTAAAAGGATTTAACCCGCAAAAGAAAGCGTTTGAAGCTGGTACCTATAAAACGGTAGGTAGTGTTATACATGAGGTAATTCCTGAGCTTGATTCCGGGGATGTTGTTGCTGAAGGAGAGATTAATAACGACTTTGACAATCTCGAAAATTGTACTTTAGCTTTGCATGATTTATCTATACAATTATGGACAAAGTTCCTAAAAGATAAATTATGAGAATTTCATTTACTGGTGCACAATCAACAGGAAAAACTACTTTACTTAACTTATGTAAAGAAAGATATCCTAATTTTATATATGTGGATGAAGTAACTCGACGTCTCAAGAGAGATAAAGGAGTAGAGATAAATAATACTGCTGATAATTACGATGAAACTCAAATTGAAATTATTAAAGATCATTTACGTAATATTAAAATAGATTATAAGCGGAATAAAATAATTCTTGATAGATGTATATATGATGGTTTCTTTTATACAAGGTATCTATATGAACAAGATAAGGTATCTGAAGATGTATATAATTATGCGTATAGAATTTTTAGAGAGAATAGACATAAATATGATGTTATTTTTTATACTGATCCAGTTGATGTTAAGTTAATAAATGATGGAGTAAGATCGACTGATATAGATTTTCGTAACAGAATAATTGAAATTTATAATGAATTTAATATTGATTTTGACGCGAATGTAGTCAAAATAAGTGGAACAGTAAGTGAAAGATGGAATACAATTAATAAAATTTTAGAACTATGAGTGATACATTAGATAATAGCGCAATTAGCAAGCACCTAGGCAAATCTAGTCAGTATAAATCTACATACGACCCATCTCTTCTTGTAAGAGAGCCTAGAATTAACAATAGGAAACATCTAAATATAAAAGATGAAGAGCTTCCATTCTTTGGGTGTGATGTATGGAATGGATTTGAGGTGTCTGCCTTGTTAGATTCAGGTCTCCCTACGGCCTTTGTCGCGAAAGTAGTATACCCTTGTGATAGTAAATACATTGTAGAGTCTAAATCTATGAAGCTTTACTGGAATAGCTTCAATATGGAAAAATTAGGTAAAGATTTGTGTGAGGTGTTTAGTAATATCAAAGAAAGGGCATCTAAAGATCTTAGTGAATTACTTGAGACCGATGTTAAAGTACAGTTGTTTAATCCTATCGAGCTAGAATATGGAGATATGGATTTCCTAGATGATCACTCATCGTATGAGTGCTTAGAAGAGAGATTTAAAACATTAGATATAGATGTATACTCTGAAACCCCTGATTTACTTAAAGATAATGATTCACAAGCAGGTAAGCCCTTTAAAGTATTTTCAAGACTACTAAAGAGTAACTGCAGAGTTACCTCTCAACCCGATTGGGGAGATGTTTATATTTATATTAAAGGCCAGTCTGTACCTACTCATGATAGTTTAATGAAGTATATTATATCATTTAGAGATGAATGTCATTTCCATGAAGAGATTTGTGAGACTATTTATAGTAGATTATGGGAACGATATAAACCTACAGAGTTATCAGTTGCTTGCTTATATGTAAGACGAGGTGGCTGGGATATTAATCCTCAGCGATGCTCTCATGAGTATCTAATTGAGAAGAAAATGTGGGACGAGACTGAACCATGGTCTAAAACAGGTAGACAGTAAGAAGTAGTTGTTCATATAAAAGGAAAGGCTCGCTTTCGCGAGCCTTTTTTGATTTACTAATCTGTATTAACTAGATTATGCGTATGGTTTGAGCTCACTCGCACCGGTCGCAATATTCATACCAGTAATAAATACTACATGGTAGTAGTTCTCAGCACCAAATAAGTGATCAACAACACCGTAACGGGTTAGAAGACCAACTTTTGGATAGAATCCGTCAGGATCGATAGAACGCTGAATCATAACAGGGATATAAGGACAGTAGATAATACCAGAATCATAGTATTCTGGTCCTTTGTATCCAAGCAATGCATATTCAACCTTATTATCATCTGTTGCGGTTAAGTTATACTGAGCTTCAGTACGAGTATCGCGATAGACATTAAAACGTCCACCAACGTTACCAACTTTAGCAACACCAATAGGAGCTGTATTAACATTACCTTCAACTTGCATCCAGCTGAACTCAGGTAACATCTCAAGAATAGAACAGACGCGAGGAGTTGCAACAATAAAGTTAGCAGCGCCACGTCGGTTACGTACAGCCATTCTATTAGCTTCGATGATCAACTTCTGATAGACAGCACGGTTACGCTCAGCCATCCAACGACCATCAGCAGATGCAACGTTGAATGTTGAGTAATGCTGACCAGATGTACCACCAAGAGAGGCCTGAATCATACGGATGATCATTTCACGATCAATCTCAGCTTGAATCTCATAAGACATAGCATTGGTTAACTCAGAGTCAACGTCAATACCATTCATGTTCTTAAGATCCTGCTCTAATTCAACAGACCAGCGAGCGCCTAATCTACGAGTACCAGCTTCAACAGCTGTTTTCTCAAAGCTAAGCTCAACTGTGGGCATTGCAGAGGCACCATCTAATTCAAAAGAAGCAAGTGCTGCAGCTAAACCTTTATCTTCATCAGCGAATGCTACTCCGTTAACTCCTGCTCCACCATCAGAACTTGTCCAAGAGAGAGAATCAACATGAGTACCACCTTTACCTGAGTATCTCGTATCGAGTAAGTTGTAACCTAATTCTCCATCAACGCCACCAGAAACAGGTGTAGTCTCAGGTGTACCAGGAGCTGAAGCAGCGCCACCAGCAATACCATCTGCAGAGTACTTATAACGCAAGGCGAATGCCAAACCAACAGGTCCAGACATAGGCTGAACACCAACGATTTCGT